CTCCACAACTTATACAACGAAAAAATGTACCATCAATTCCAACTAATAAAGTATTTAATTTACATGCGTCACATGTACCTGTTACTACTTCAGTCTTGAATTGAAAAGGACTTTTTGATTTTTTTTCGGTCATACTTTTTTTTATCAGGTACGATCTTTTGTGTAAAGGTTTTTAAAGCGTTGGCAATTGGGTTTTTTCTTCTATTTTTTTTAAGAAAAAATGAATAGGACTTCTTATTCAAGGATTAATTTTTTAATAGACAAAGATCCATCTATATTTTTTTCAAGCTCGGCCATACTCTTGATGCATTGGTAAACAACATTATTATTTTTATTCGTTCTCATTGCCACTCTTTTTCCTTTTAAGCACATTGACATTGAAGGTTTACCTGATTCAGGATCAATTTGAATTCTGTGTTCCTTGATTTCTCCGTTGACAATCATAAGAAGGGCTATAATTAACTCTGTCATAAAATCTTACCTTTGTTTTCCCCTTGTTTAACAACATACTTTTGTGTACCGTGTTTACCAGTTTCAACTTCTTTTTTCAAATCTTTTGCTAAACTCATTTCTTTATTTTCTTTGTTTATTTGTGCGATATGATCCAACACTTTTTTAGTGACTCGTCCCGTTGCCATTTTTATTTTGTTGTGCATCATGTCTTCAATTCTTGTTTCAATTTGCTCGACAGACTTGTACAAATCCTCCAATAAAAAATGTTGCTCCTGGTCCACGGGGACCTGTTCACTTTTCTTAAGCAAATCATTTTCAAACAACTCACGTGATGTCTCTAACGATACCAACCTCGAGGTCAGCTCAGTATAAGCGAAGACGCCCATTGCTACTAGCACGATCAAGCTAGCAACCGTTTTCATCGGCATCTGCACGGCAGCGGATTCTGATATGTTGAGTGGTTTATCTGCCATTAGTTATAACTATACCCCGTATTTCCTTGTTCTAATTTTCTAAATAACTTTTCATGTTGTTCCATGATCTCTTCATCAGAGTCAGCCATTTCAGAAAGTTTTTCTTCTAATAATCTTGAATGCATTTCTAATCTTTCAACCTTATCTAAAAGAACTGCTTGACTTGTAGAGAGTTCAAATGTTCTAGATAAGCTCCAGCCTCCTAATGCAATTAGGAGTCCAACTAATAGAGTTAAAATTTTTTCCATCATTGTTTTTGCTTTAGAATTATACTGGGTTTTTTATTTTCTTTCAACGAGGGATTTTGTATGGGTGCTACTAAAAAAGTTAATAAACACAGTAAAATCAGTATAATTGCTGTGAATGTATAATTCATTGTCACTCATATATTGTAAAGTTTAATTTAACTATTGACATGATAAACACTCGTCATCGTCATTAATGACTAGTCCTCCGAAATCTTTTCCTTTTACTTCTTTACATTCACATTTTTCACATGGACATACTCCGTAAATATCAGAATGCAAATCTCCATCACAGTGACACCCGTGGTTACATTTTTGACAGACTTTAGCCATGTAAGGATTATAATATTATAGCGCCAACGATAAACCCAATTACTGCACCAATAATATATTCTCTATGCATTAACCAAGCATGTTGTGCTTTGTCTTTTAAATTCTTAATCATCTTTTTTTTCCTCTATCTCGTAAAAGAAATCATCAGTATCGGATGTTCTCCATTTACCTGAATCTTCTACGTTCCATTCGTTAGTTTGTACTTTCCAATCCGGAATATTATTTACCGTAAAGGAAGGCAGGTCCCAAATACATCTATTGTTTGGTTGTGCTGCAAAATTGCCATCGTCCAAAGCAATAATGTGAGCGCACTTATGTTCGTGCGGAATCTCTGAATGATCAGTATCTAGTATATTAACATCTGGGTGTCCCCAGTCAATAGTAAATAAATATGCACCATAATGTTTTTTTTTATCTTTTCCAAAATAATAACCTGAAGCTGCACTTAAAATAGACCAATGAGTAATAGTAGGATAATAAGAAAAACAATTCCAAAGCTCCAATTCATCAAGTCGTCTTCTGGGCACTTTGGATAATTCAAATCCCTTTTGAATAAACGCGCTAATTGGTAAGCGATAAAATATTGCACCGTTACCCATAAGAGCATGAAATAATATAGCACGGCCCCCCATACTAGTAATACCAAAGATAATACAGTCTTCAACTTCTCCATGATGTTTTTTAAGATCATATAAATATTCTTTTCTTATTTGTGCATATATAGGTGGTATGTTGGCATTAAGATAAGCCATTAACTTTTTATATCACCCCAATTTTTACCTTTTTCATAATCTACTTTATTAGGTACTTTTAATTCTACTGCAGATTCCATAATCTCAATTATTTGTTCAGCTTTTTCATTAGACTCCACAGAAATATCTACTTCATCATGGATTTGTATATGAGGAATTATACCATTTTCATATAAAGCTACCATAGATTTTTTTGTCATGTCTGCGGCACTACCTTGAATTAATTTATTTAAAGCTTTGTAAGTAAACGCTCTCTTTAATGGTTCATCATATTCTTTTCTTGCTTGTTCTAAAGGTAAAGGTTTAAAAACTCCAAACTGTACCGGCTGCCACAAGTCAAAGTGACACGCTCTACCCAATAAAGTTCTAATCTTACCTCTGTCTTCTGCTTTACGAGTAACATTGTCCATAAGTTTTTTAACAAAAGGAGCTTTAGCATGATACTGTCTAATTAATTTTTCTGCAGATTCTTTCATCAACCCTAGTTCAGC